CGTCGTATCAGGAGGAAGTTCTCGGTCAGCTGCACGTTCCCCGAGAGCAGTAGCTTCACTACATCCGTCATGGACTCCGGGACGGAACCTTGAAAGTAGATCCGGATGAGGTTGATGAGCAGATCCCGGAACGCCACGTCCGAGAACTCCATCTGCGGGACTCTTCCGTTCAGCAACAGGAAGTACCCCACGATGGAGTAGAGAAACTCGGGCCGGGTCGTCTCAAAACAGCGGTCCCGATCCACGTCCTCCAAGGCGAGTTCAAGACGCGCCAGCTCGACCGCAACCGCCTTCAGCTCGTTGGAATAGTTGGGGCCCTGGACGGCAGAGATGTAATTGCTCGGCAACAGGTTCAGGAGCTGCGTGAAGATGGGCTGAGCCCGCTGGAGCAGACGGAGATTGTACTCGCGGCCCGTTGGGGACAGAGCGTAGTTGACGCGATTGGGATCAAACTGGAACCGTGCCATATCAGTCCGCAACTCTGTACGTCACCGTGAAGGCGCCTAGCTCGATGTACTCAACGTCCGAGGCCGCCACATCCCGAGCCCCACTGTCCCCACGGACGATGTAGCTAGCCGCGTACTCATGCTTCGAGGGGTCATCTATCGGGATGTCCGTCGCGAGGAGGGCCACCACCACATGGTTGGCCGTTCGCCGTAGCCGTTCCGACTCCCGGGCCGACACAGTGTTGAAGCCCTCGGCCGTGAGGGTGGCGTCATCGGAATACCCGGAGACGACAGCGCCCCCAGCGCCGATGATCCACGCCTGGTTAGGAGCCCCGCCAACGACGGATAGCCCCTGGGACAGGGTCATGCCCACGTCGTCCTGGAAAACCCCTCTGTGCTCCGTCTGGAGGCCGCCACCGTCGGTTGTGGGGGCAACCAGGGGATTCGCCAAGAGGTAGACCCGCTGGCCCCCTTGGTCGAGGGAGGACAGGTGCACGTAGGTGGACAGCACCCCCTCCCGGATACGCCGTGACCCGTCGGCGTAAGCCATCCTCGCCAAAGGTACCGTTTCGTAACTTACCCCCGACGTGGCGTCGATGGCCTCGATCACCTCTGACTGGGCGAGTCCTTGGCCGATCGTCCGCTTGTTCATCTCGATGGACAGGTTGGTCCGCACCAGGGGATCGGTCCGGTCTTTGGTGGCTCCCCGTTGGAGCTGAATGGTCGTCTCGACCTCGATCTCGTTGGCAATCGCCTGCTTCGTCAGCACGTCAGCCGTCGTGTGCCGCTTCTGGTTGAACGTCTGCTGCATCTCCTGAAGCAAGTCGTTGATGACGTAGGTGATGGTGAAGTTCTCGTCCTTCACGTAGTCGACACTCACCGTTTGCCCACTGGCGATCTGCGACGCAGACGTGCGCACGATCTGAATAGGCGTCGTTGCCGTTCCCAAGATCACGTCGAAGTCAGGCGCGGCCGTGTCCGGGCCGTTGTACTCCACCAGACGGTCCTCACGGAATACGCGCAGGGTCGCGGTGTTGATCCCGATGGAGTCCAAGGGCTCCTGCACGAACCCGATGAGCGTATGTAGCTCGTTGTTCACTGCAATCTGCGTCCCGCTAGGCAGCCCTCCCGATTGCAGGATAGTCACGTAGTCCCGAGCAATCGTGCTCTCCCCGTTGAGCAGAGGATCCTCTGTCTTGTAGAGGAGGTAGTTGGTGTCAACAGAGAGTGCCCCGGACACCTCTCCCACAATCGACACGACCCGACGCACCGGCTGGTAGGTGGGGTACAAGCGGTCCAACGATCGGAACCGGAAGTCCGCAATAATCACGTCGTCAATGGCGACCGCAGGTTGCAGCACGCTCGTGGAGAGCTGGAACGTCTGGTAGTCCAGCACCGCCACCCCAGTCAAGTCGAAATCCAGCCCCTTGGTGGCGTTCCGGACCCCGAGTCCTTGCAAGGGATTGTTCAGGATCTCGATGATCGGTGTCTCCGGTGTCACCCGCGAGTCAAGAACGCGGAAGACGAGGTTCGTCAGGTCGATGATCTGGCACTGGATGTCCCGCGCCGTGTCGAACGCAAAGGCAAAAACCTCGGTGACTTGCCGCTCCCGCAGCCCTTGAACCCAGACGTCGACCTTACCCCCGATGTGCTTGTCCCGAACGTCATCCCAGTCCCTCATCATGAGGGGGTCACCCGACTTCACAACCTTGGCCTTGATGATCCCAATCTGAGCCGCTGCCGCTAGCTGATAGCCCCCTTCCGTGCCCGTGTCGACCGAAGCGAACTTCAGAATGCAGCGCTGAGCCAGTTGGTAGTTCGTCTCGATGCTGAGCCCGTAGACGGTAGCTTCCGTGTTGGTGACACTGACCCCTGGCACCCCGGTGATGTTCTTGATCGACCCCGCAGGACGATTCCCCACTTCTCCGATCACGTCACAAACCACGTCCGTGACCAGCTCGTAACGCTTGGTGTTGAAGTTGTAGTAAGCGTCCGCCTGAGCTGCCGGCAAGACGTAGGTGCCACCAATACGGAAACGCACTGCCGCCAGCCCGTTATCCTCATCCGCGTCGGTCGACGCGAAGGACCCTGCGGGCACCACGACATCCGTAACCGGGCGAGTCGTTGTGATGATAACCGCCTGACCGACGGCAGGACGCCCAGGCAGACGAGTTTCGTTGACGTTCTTGGCGAGCTTGTCAAACTGCTGGTCAATCAGCGTCTGGACGGCTTGATCCGACGTATACCCGAGCGCCGCACGTAAAGCGGTCTTGTAGGCGCTCTGAGACACCAGGTCACTAACGCCGTCTCCATTGGCGTCGTCGATCTGGATCAACGTGAGGAAGCTCTCACTTCGGTGCACGAAGTCGAGAACGAACCAGATGCGTTCGGCCTCTGAGGCGAAGGGGTCGATGGATACGTCTCGTGTGGTTGAACCGGGAATCAGCGAAATGGCCTGGTTGATCCGTTGGATGCTCGTCACGTAGTCAGTGACGATCTGGATCTGCGCTCGCCCGGGAAGATCCCGAAGATTCACGTCCACAGTGAAGGGCTGACCCAGCACTTCCTGGCTGAAAGGGCTCTCGAACTCAGTAGCCGTCGTAGGGTCATAGTATACGGCTGTCACCACGTAGTAGAGAGGACTGGCTGGGTTGACCCCGTTGAACTGGTCCTCGTTGATGATCCCCGGACCACCGGCACGAACGTGCCTAAACGTCAGGAACTTCCGCAGCTGGTAGTTCTCTAGGGAACTCTTGAAGCGGGCGCGCTCGTAGAAGTCCCCCACTCCGTAGAGCTGATTCATACGGGTTGCGACCTCTACCCCGAACTCGTCCTCTTCTGTGACCCGGATACGCAAGTACATCGCACCACTAGCCGCCCAAGTGGTTTCGTCCGAGTACGTGCCAAAGGAATCCTCCTCGTAAGTGGACGACTCCTCGGTGACCAAGTTCTCGTTGACACGATAGTAGCCCAGAGCCCCGGTGGGTGTAACCGACGCGTAGACATTGAACCCTTGGAACTGCGGGTTAGACCCTACGATTATGTATCCCGCAGGTACGTTCCGTAGGGGGACTGCCGCCAAGATGTTGACAGCGTCTCGCAACCGCTGCACCCGAATCCCCGAAGGTACGTCACTCTGATCAATGCTGGGGTTGTCAACCCGAGTCACCTGCACTATAGACGGAACCGACACCCGCCCCATCATATCCAGGGCTCGGATCTGAATCTCGTTGACCCCGTACTCCAGTTGCACCCCAGAGGGATACACCGCCGGGTTGGGTACTGTGAAGTTGGTCTGGTCGAGCTTCACGAAAGCAGGATCCGTCGTGAAAGCACCGCCTCGAATGCTCACTTGCACGGCAACTGTGTCAGTCCCCACCGTCCCGTAGATGAAGATAGCCGCCTGGTTGGTCGTGAACACCAAGGTTTGGGTGTACCCTGACTGGTCACGCAACTGAATTTGAGGTGCCGTCGCCATTGCTATCCCGTGAGCGTGAAGTTCTGAGTAGACCCTTGAATCGCACCGACACCGCTATGAATCCGAACCCCTCGCTCCAAGACCACCTCAGTGCCCGCACGATTCTGCACCTTGGTGGTCACGTAAGCTATCGTGGGATCCGTCTGACTAGGAGCCACTGCCACACCAAGCAACCGCATGGGGTACTCTTGATCCGACACGAGCTGTCCCACCCGCGTCTCTTGCTGCTGCTTGATGCTCTGCCACTGCGAGAAAGCGTCGTAGATGTCAGACACGATGAAGTTCTGGATAGCGCCCCCAGGAGCGTTGTTCTTCCCGATGGTCTGGATGAGGTCTGTACCGTACCACTGATGGAACGGGTTGGTGCCTCGGGTAGTCCACAGGATCTTCTGCATCTCTTGGACTAAAAGAGGC